AAGGAGTATTGTAGTGCGTTTTTAACTGGCGTTAAGTCCGAGTTTCCCGATATAGACGTTTCTGTACATCATGTTGATGAAGGTTATACGACGTATAAATTTTCATGGAAGGAGTAAGATACAACAAATGAATCCGCTTTGGAATGTGCCGACTGAAAATCTTACGCCAGAAATATGTATGTCCGCTGTGAAAAAGAGCGGGTGGAGTTTGGCGTATGCTCCTGAGGACATGCAAACGCCAGGCGGAAATAACTAAGATATTACACGCATCCGCAATACTAAACACAAATGACGACGAAGGTGGATTTGCGTAAACTTAGAGAAGGACGTGGTGATAATGATCGTGAGAAATCACTAAATTATGCTATCGGTACTACAATCGAAGACATTCGTCGAAATGCAAGAAAGGGCTTGAGTGGATACATGCACGTAATATTCAGTTATCGTGACGATGAAGAGTATTGTAAATCGTTTTTAACTTCCATAACGGAGGTGTTTCCTGATATAGATGTGACTGTTTCTCGCGATACTACAGCGAAGTATTATGATTTCTCGTGGAAGGAGTAAGATATTAAACGCATCCGCAATACCAAATACAAATGACTTCTGACCTTTGGGGCGTTACAACTAGTGAGCTTACGCCTGAAATATGTATGTCTGCAGTGAAAAAGAGCGGGTGGAGTTTGGCGTATGCTCCTGAGGAGATGCAAACGCCGGAACTCATTGAAGCGGCAATCAGCCAAACCGAGTGGGCGATTGTCTTTGTGAAAAACAGGGAGACACGCAGGGCGTACATTCAAAAGCACGGCAAGTTCTCAAAGGAGGTTCAAAAGGATTTGGAAAACAACAGGCTGCTTTAAAACGGATTTTTGTACACGATTGACCCTAACTGTAAAATGGCATCCAGTAATACCTATCTTCCGATTGTCGCAATACTATGTTGCGTAGCATTCGCTAGCTACATAGCAATCACACGACTCATTTACGAAAACCAATCGGCGAATAATGTTATCACTATGAGTGTTATGACACTTATACTTAACTCTATTAGTTTGTCTGTCCTTCTAATTTGGGTTCGGCGGCAAGTCCGCGATGAGGAGGAAACCCGTAGGACGCTTCTGCCTACATAGGTCTTACTAAATAGGTTATATACTGGGAGATGACTACACGCTTGTTGTGTTCTCTCAGCGTATTTAAAAATTCATAATCCTCAATGCCGGATTGCTTAAACTCGAGACCTTCTTTTTGGAATATACGCGTCTGAAAGCAAAACGAAATACCTACAAAATCTTGCTTAAACGTAGTTTCATGTATAGGAGGAAGTACAGCCCCATTTGAGTATTTCATTCTGAAATGATTGCGTCTGGGTTATTTCTTGCCTCTATTTGAAACTTTGCCATGTAATTGGGCGTCAATACGTCGTCGTCGTCAAGAAATCCAATCCACTCTGTTTTTACATGTTTCATACCTTCATTCCGAACGTATCCGGCCCATCCATTTCCTTTTTTTTCAATTGTTAAAAATTGAATACGGGGATCGTTATTTGTAATCGTAGGTTGTATACCATCAAACACTACGATTGCATTCCAATGTGGCGATGTTTGGTTTTTTAAAGACAGCAACGACCTTTCCAATGTAGCACGGCCTATAGTTGGAATTATGAATGTGATCGTCGGCGTGGGGGCGTCTTTGTGAATAATATTTTGTATAAAAGATAGTTTCATTACTTCTATGTAAGAATGTTTGGGTTTGTCATTGTACGACATGTAACTGACGAAACTACAAATAAATATTGGGTTGAGTGTGTGCGATGTATTCGGAAGCACTATCCCATACACCCAATAATGATTGTGGACGATGCTAGTGAGTTCGTAAATGAATCCGGCGTCAATATGACCAACATTCGTACGGTTCAATCCGAGTATCCGAAACGAGGCGAGTTATTGGGGTATTACTACTTCCACAAACTCAAACCGTTTGACACTGCAATGATACTTCACGATTCCATGTTCATCCAAAAGAATATTCATATTTTAGGCGTAAATACCGTTGCGTTTTTATGGGAGTTTTCATCAGAACCCGAATTTAATAATGATCCAAATGGTGACATCCAACTTTTGAACACATTGAAAAACAACGACAAGCTTGTGGAAACCTATATGGCTAGGCGGTGGACTGGGTGCTTTGGCACCATGAGCGTTATTTCTCACACATTCTTGGACACGCTCGTCAATAAATATGATTTGTTTCAGTTGCTCGACCATGTGAAATCACGACCATTACGCATGAACCTTGAGCGTGTATTCGGAGTAGTATGTTCACTTGAAACACAAGTTATAACCATATGTGGAAATATTTTCAATCATCCAGGCACGTTTAACTTAACGTTTGACACCTATATGTCTGAAGTGGAACTCGCAAAGAAGGACGAGTACACATTATTAAATATAAATCCGTTGATCAGAACCGCTGGCCGCATCATCACGCCCACTGTAATTTCGCCCAATCGGCATCCAATGTTTAACTGTCCTATTATTAAAGTGTGGACGGGGCGTTGATTTTTATTTGGGTACGCAAGGCAAGGAATGTGGGAGTTTGTGGACAAGGTTGTGTACATCAACTTAGACCATCGGGAAGACAGGCGGACGCTCATGACCAAATTGTTTCACGACGGTGGAGTTCCAGCAGACAAGGTGGAGCGGTTTTCTGCAATCAGGCACCCGGTAGGCATCATCGGGTGTGCAATGGGCCACATTGGGATTCTAAAGCGAGCAAGGCAGCAGGGGTGGAAGAATGTTCTGATTTTTGAAGACGACATGCAGTGGATTGAGTTTGAAACCAACTACAAAAAACTAGAAGAACTGATGAAACTGCCTCATGACGTGTGTATGTTGGGAGGTTGCTATTTGGAAACCACGCCGCCGCAGGTACACATGGCAGTGTGTACCAATGCATACATTGTAGAGGCACACTACTACGACACGCTACTACAAAATTTTGAAACGGGTCTTCGAGTGAAACTGGATAAAACCCCCCCAAGATTTTTTGCAATTAATGAGCACTCATTAAAAAAGTATTACGCCCGCGTTGATGAAGACAACAATCACAACGTAGACACGTACTGGTTTAAACTACAACTGAAAGACAGCTGGATTGGAGTCATGCCTCCTATGTGCGACCAGGCGCCCACATTCAGCGACATTTATAACGCGGTGGTCGTCCATCAAGACTTTGATGACACACATCTGCGCACAAAGTTTGCTCCGCTGATGAGACATTTAATTACTACAGGACAATTGTAAGCAAATGGACGAACTGGGGTGTACGTATGCAGGGTCCTTCGGTCTTCTAAAATCCACGACACATCGGTCTCCCGTGCCTTATCCCGATTACCCAATACTGGACCCTTCCTGGTATGCGAATTTGTACGATGGTGCAGTTCTACATGTGTGTAGCAGTGCCCTCCCTGTATTCGTCGAGCATGTACTTCCCACCATATCCGTCAAGTTCAAGTTGCTGACAAACAACTCGGATGCAACCCTGCCGGACGATTATTCGGTGGAATGTACGGCCATACTCAACCACCCGAACCTGATTCACTGGTTTTCGCAGAACTGGGTGGGCACACATCCGAACGTAATGCAGATTCCAATTGGACTGGATTACCACTCCATGCGAGTCATAAAGACGGCTGCACTGAACGCTGTACGCATGCCGCAACCCAACAAAATGGGATGGGGGGCGAATAAAGAACCGCGGGCACAGGAACATGATCTACTGCGGATTCAAAGGTCGGCCCCACCATTTTGGCAACGGGAAGTAAAAGCGTATGCAAACTTTCAGTTTATGATGTGGACACGCTACGGCAAGGACGACCGGAAGCGTGCGCTTGATGTCGTGCCCAAGCACATGGTGTATTACGAACCCGTCAAAGCACCACGCGACGTGTGCTGGACCAATATGGCAAGGCACGCGTTTGTGATGTCGCCGCAGGGCAACGGACTGGACTGCCATCGCACGTGGGAGGCACTGTGTTTGGGATGTATCCCCGTTGTAAAAAGCAGCGGGTTGAACCCGTTGTTTGACGGGTTGCCAGTGTGGATCGTGGGCGATTGGACAGAGGTAACCGAGGCAAACATGCGCTCGAAAATAGAAGAGTTCCGCCCCCGGCAGTTTGCGTACGAAAAACTGACCCTTTCATACTGGCAATCTAAAATCGCAGCATAGAGTTAAAAGACATGGACGCTCGTAAAACTCAAAAGGCGGGGTCGCGCGCACAGGTAATGCACGGCACGGCGCACCACACCAAGGGTGGCCTGACAAAGACGAACTTGAAGTACAACAAGTACGGCCGCATTGTCTCTAAAAAGAAGAGCATGCGCATGAAGCGCGTTTAAAAACGACTTTCAAGGAAAGAACTTAGACTAGGGAAATGCCAGAGTATCTCGTGGAGGCCAAGACGGTTCAAACTGGGGCGATACGCACGCTGGTAGAGGCGCTCAAGTGTATCCTGGTTGAGATGAGCCTGCTGTTTGACAAGGACGGCATTCGCATGGTGGCCATGGACAACACGCGCACGGTGCTGGTCCACCTTCGCCTGTACTCTGACAAGTTTGAAAAGTACGCGTACAACCACTCGGGACCCAAGTTTGTGATTGGCGTCAACACGGACCACCTGTACCGCATCATCAAGACGGCGACCAACGACGACACCATCACGTTCTACGTGGACCAGGCGGACCCCAACACGCTGGGCATTCTGTTTGAGGACGGTGAGAAGAAGCAGGTGACCCGCTACAAGCTGAACCTGCTGGACCGTGACGAGCCCGACATTCAACTCCCCGAAACAGAGTTCACTACCCACATTACAATGCCGTCTGTGGATTTCCAGAAGATTTGTCGCGACATGACGCTGCTGGGCGCCAAGACGGTGGAAATCAAAAACGTGAGCTCCTCACTGACGCTGAGCTGCAAGGGGCACTTTGCGTCGCGCACCACCATGATGGGCGACGGAGAGAACGAGTTCAGCATTCAGAAAACAGAGAGCGACGATATTGTGACGGGCAACTTTTCGCTGCCACACCTGGTGCTCTTCACAAAGTGTACCAACCTGTGCAACAACCTAGAGGTCCACATGAAGAACGACTGGTTCTTGATGATCCGGTACGTGGTTGCAAACCTGGGCGACATTAAGCTGTGCCTAATGCCCTGTACGGCTTAAACATATATACTTGCTGGGGTTGTTACTTCAACTTGATTATTTCCGTTTGTAGCATAAATTTCACTGGGAGTTCTTACCACCAAATGCCACACGATACCATAGTTTGACCCGTCTGTATATGTCGTAATGATGCCGGATGTATCTATTTTACGTATTCCTCCATTCGAATCTGAAATATACAGATTGTTGGATGAATCTACGTCAATTCCACGGGCATTGCCTAATTGTGCGTTTATAGACGGACCGCCATCCCCACTGTAACCCGCTAGAGATTTAACAAGAACGTAAACCTTTCCAGTTTGAAAGTGAGATACTTCACGTTGATTTAACGATTGTTTCCACTTATCTTGAATAAAAATATGGGTTCGTCCTACTTGTATCCAATGATCTATACCGTTTAATGAACTATCATTAAAATATTTCTTAATATCATTCTCTCTAAAACTATGTGTTAATCCTGGTAAATTAAGTGATTCTTTATACACTAAATCTTCTAATTGAAACCCTTTTTCTGCGGGCGTTAGAGCCCTTGGATCTTCTATTTCTGGAACTTCATCCACTTTTAACTTTTTAATAGATACAATTTTTCTTTTCGGAAGTACACTACATTTAACTTGCTTTTCTTCCATAACTGTTATTATAGTAGTATTCTTACTCTTTAATACTAGTTCCAGTGTTTAACATTTTCCTTGTAGTTATAACATTCGTCACAAAGAGGTTCTTCGATATCATCGCATGATATAAGCTCTTCATTACAATTCGCACACAGTTCTTGAAACTCAACACCAAATTTGCGTAACACCGCTCGCAATTCGCATCGTGAAGTATTATTCCATTCAATAAGTTTATACGCCATATCGTTAAACACTTGATTCTTATGCTCTTCACCGATGCACATGGTTGAATGATATAAATACAGAAAGAGCATGTTATGATCCCAGTCAAGCTTAGAAGTCATTTTTGATACTAAGTATGGGTGGTTATTTTTTCAATTTTTTTGTAAAAAATTATGGGCGCTTCTCTGCTCTGCTCTCAATTTTTGTTATTTAAAGGAAAGGTTTATATATTATCTATATAAAATGTCTTCATCTATTAAAGTTCTTCTTACTGGCGACGAAAATGTTGGAAAGAGTTCTATGATTCTGCGTTTAAATCATAATAAATTTAGTGATACATATGTCCCAACTATTGGAGTTGAGTTCTGTTATACTGATATTAATAAGAATCATCTAAAGATTTGGGATACTGCGGGTCAAGAGCGGTTTCGTATTGACGCTCAAACATACTTGAGAAATAATCCTGGCAAAGTGCATATTAATGTGAATTATGAATACTACTATAGCAATGCTGATGTAGTTCTATACGTATATGATATGACAAATAAAGCATCATTTGATTATCTAGATAAGCATATTGCTGATGTTCAGAAGCTCTGCCCAGCTAACACGGTTCAATATCTAGTTGCAACTAAGAGTGATAAACCGAATCGTGATTGTTTCACGTTCAGTGCTGTTGCGCTAGTCGCAAAGTTTAATCTAAAGGCTTATTATGAAGTGTCTTCTAAATCGGGTGAATCTGTTCAAAATATGTTTCATGATATGGTTGAAAAATATGAACCAGAAACGTCAGTAGTAGATGAACTGCTTGGAAAGCCAGAAATGACACTAGTAGATGAACTGCTTGTAGAACTATCTGAAATTTCTAAGAAAGTTGATTCTATCACTGAACGTCTAAAAACTCTAAAGCAGTAAAGGAATCCACTTAATTCAAACACCCCAGTTCCAGCGACCGGGATAAACTTATAAACTGTAATAAGTGTACCAACAAATGTACTAAGGAGTCTACTACCAAATAAACCTAATACGCTTTTATTGGGAGGCAAAGGAACACTCGAAATTTTCGAACGACGACTCGAACTCGGTATCTGACTAACTCTGTCAGTTTCCAACATTTGAGCACTGATTTTAGCTTTAATCCAATTTGTATAGTCCGACGGGGACAGCATTATAGAACTATGATAAAAAATTATCAAGCATGCATTATACATCGGGACATCAACTCCAATCCCAGAAAACAGGTCATGACCGTGCTGAGCATAACCGTTACACCCATGCGCGATTCAAGGGTTACAGGGATGTTAAACATGCTCAGCAGCGAGTCTGCCATACGCACCACACTGTCTTTGGTAAACTTAATTTCAAGCGACGTCAACACACACGTATTCAGCACGACATGTTGAATCCATGTGAGCAGCACCACCACAAACACGCTAAACTGAAACCAAAAATAGGGAAACACGTGGGACAGAACAATCAGCACAATTAGCGTCCAGAATCCTGTCATGTGGATCACGTACACGATTTTTCCTAGTATTTCATCGTTTTCGGTTAACCACCCGTACAGGTAGCGCACCATGGATTCTAATATGATTACGGTTTGGTCGTGAACCGTCATTGTATCTATTTTGGACGGGATTTGTGAGGCGTGTACGTAACGTCGTCTCCCACCTTGAACCCCTTCATCGTAGGGCAAATGATTGTCTTTTCGCACGCACTGGTAACTGTGTTCCAAATTTTAATGATGGAAAACTGGCCCTTGGGCGACACTGTGATGCCGGCAAGCGTATCGCCCCGCTGGTTCAGCAGTTGGTTGGACACGCAGTGAACCATCATGTCCACATACGTGTTGTACACCTCTGCCGCCTCAATCTTCTTGGACCAAGACCCGCCGTTCTCGTTCTCGGGAGCGTCCCACAACGGTTTGAACCCACGGCACATGAAGAAGAACATGCCTGCCTCCCACGCCTCGCGTGGAATAGACTCTACCACCGTCCAGAACTGCTGGGGGGTCGTCATGTCTGCAATCTTGACATAACTGTCCAGCGAATAGTCCTTGTTCTCGGGGTCATGATACCACAAAATCCAAGAATACTGGAATTTTGTGGTCGCTTCAGACCCCATGTTTACTTACATACGACCATTGATGTTAAAACGGATTCGTTTTTCACAGAAGGAGTGTACGTATTTAATAATGGTGTCGGTAGTTGAAATGTACGCGCTGCGCTCGTGCGATAAACTGGTGCTGCCGCCCGTGGTCCATTCCAACATCTCCAAGTTGCGCATGAAGCCCATGGTGTTCAAACCATTTAACAAACTCCAGGCGCCCAAACCGTACCGCCAGAACACTACACGCACTGAAAACAACTGGCGTGAAAAGGCGCTGGTGGAGTACGTCCGCCGCGTAAAGGAGCGCGAAGACCCAGAGTACTCTGAGGTGTTTGCCATCTTCAACAAGGTGGCCATGTCCAACCTAGAGAAGCTGTCAAAAGAGGCGATTCAGTACATTCAAAAGCGGGACGAGCAGTTCCGTCTGCGGATTGCAATTCTGCTGTTTGACAAGGCGATTGTCCAGCACGCGTACGCAAACGTCATGGCAGAGTGTGCCCGCTGTATTTCCCTGGAGATTCCAGACATTAAGGACGACATTCGGGCGCAGATTTCAATGTTTTCCAGCCTGTACAACATGAGCGACACGCTCACATTCCCGCAGAGTTCTGACCCCGACTTTGACAATAAGATCATTGAGTGCATGAAGCAAAAGGAGAAGCGGCGTGGATATGCAAAGTTTACCATGGAGCTGTGTCTGCGCGGACTTGTGAGTGAGGAGTGCGTCCACGACGGGCTGCGTGACGTTGTGGTAGAGCTCATGGAGACGGCAAAGCAGCCCAAGACGCCCCAGACGGACGAGAATGTCATGCAGTTTGCAGTGTTCCTGTATGAAACCGCAAAGCTGAGCGCGACCCGCCCAACCCTAAAGGCGTTTATGAAGGACGCGATTGGGGGCGTGATTCATGCGGACCGCGCGAGCATGCCGTCGCTGAGCATGAAGGCACGCTTCAAGTTTGATGATGCGTTCAAACTGGTTCAATAAGAGACGTGTAAATAATAAATGGCACTGCCGTCTGCAAGCGTATTGCTGCGTACCGCGCAAGTCGCAATCGAGCAAGACAAACCGATTTACCTAGACTACTACCGTGACTCGGTGGAAAAGACGTGCTGTATCGGGGTACACGACACGGAAAAGATGCTGGTCAAGTCGGCGGATGAGTACACGTCGCCCATCCAGCAGGTGTTCAAGTGCGAGGACTGCTACATTATCATGACGGAAAACTCGCTGTACGTCGTTTCCAAAGACGTGCCCATCAAGAAGATTGTGCCGTCGTCGTCTTCACAGACTTTGCATTAAATACTCAAATGCTGGTGTTTCCGCCTCCGCACTACATACTGTTTGAGCCGCTAAACGACTCACAAACGCTCAAGGTGTGGAACGACTATAAAAAGGCACGCCCGTCATGTGAGTACGACGTGATTGATGCTGCAAAACTAAACTCAATTGACATATTCACGCCGTGGTTTGACAACTGGATGACGCGCAAATCCAGTTCTCGCGTGCGTGTGCTGTTGATTCTTCATTCTGAATTTTTGACGTTTGCGTGCCAGCAGGTGCTGCGGCGGTCGCTTGAGCAGCGGTCATTCAAGTGCCGAGTGTGGTTTCACGTGGAAGACCCGACCGCCATCCAACCAGCGATTCAGAGTCGGTGCGTTCTAAAACGGATATCATCCGATATTCATATAGCAAGAGTATCACAATTACAATGAAGGTTCAAGTGTACACCGACGGCGGATGTACCCACAACGGAAAGAAGGACGCGCGTGCGTCGTACGCGTACTACTTCCCCGACCACCCGTCGCTGTCCCACGCGGACCGTGTGCCAGACGACCACCCGCAGACAAACAACCGCGGCGAGCTGCTGGCGATTCAAAGTTGCGTCAACAAAGCAGCAGGGTCGTTTGACGCGTCGGACGTGGACCTGTACATCTACACGGATTCCGAGTACTCCAAGAACTGCCTGACCAAGTGGATTCCGGGGTGGATTCGGAACAACTGGAAGACGACGAGCGGCACGGCGGTGCTGAACCGCGACTTGATTGAAGCAGTGTCGGGCAAGTTGGTTGAGTTCAAGTCATACTGTATCATTCACGTAAAGGCGCACACGGGAGGCGACGACGAGTTCAGCAAGAACAACCACATTGTAGACCGCATGGCGGCAGAGGTACTGGAGGGGCCCAAACCTCCGCCGGTCAAGGTTACTGCAAAGGACGTTGATGGATGCCCTCTTCAGTTGATGGGTCCGCCCGTATCGGACACGACGCTGGGAAAGTGGTGCCGTGCAAACATTGACAAACTGGATGCAGACGCCTTGGATATTGCACTCATCGCTGCATTTTCAAAGACTGCAAAGAAAAACGGATGTGATTTGGTCAAGCAGAAACTCCACAGAACCACACAGTACCGCATCGTAGCATCTTCACACATCATCACAGAAATACATAAATGAGTGTCGTCGCCTACCACTTTTGGTCGCCCACGTGCGGCCCCTGTAAGGTCATCAAACCTGCTGTCGAAGACCTGAAGGAGGAGTTTTCCAACGTCCAGTGGATTAGCGTGAACACGCAGGAAGACCCCAACAATTACGCGGGAGAGTTTGCAGTCAAGTTGGTCCCCACGATTGCAATCGTCGCAAAGGACGCAAGCGGTGCCTTCAAATACGTGGGCAAGGAGTCGGGCACCACAATGGCGAGTTATTACCGTCTGATTCGTACGGCCCTGCGGTCTATCGCGTAAACCATCACACGCATAACAAAAAATATACAAAACCTTCCCTATTTAATTTTTGTTTTTTAGTTTTCATTTAGGCGGTAGGACGATACCCATCTTCACCCGAGGCATTCCAAACGCTATCCTCGAGTTGTCGCTGGTACTCGCTGGACTCTCGCATTTCATCTGCCTCCCGCTGCATGTCACGCTCACGCCTCATCTCCTCCGTGTACTCGCGCCGCACCTTGCGATGACGAACCACCGTCCATCCGTCGGCCTCATCAGGGTTGGAAGGGATGGGAGGACGCTCGTCGTCATCCTCGCTGTTTTCGGGCGAGTTTGAAGGACCGCGCTGTAGCCTCACAATGTGCCGCATTTCCGACTGCCGCCGCTCATTCTCCCGAATCTCCATCGTGCGACGGTACTCCTGCTGAATGCGCCCGTCTTCATCCTGTGCGTTCCAATCGGTTGCCAGCACTGCAAACGAGTGCGTGTTCTTCCACCCTCCAGATGAAGGTGATGCTGTGCCAAAAGAAGGAAACTCTTCCGGACGAAACGTCTTTTCCTTCTGTACAGCAGGGTGGTTCTTGTTGCGTAGGCCAGGAGGAACATACTTGGACGTCATTTGAATGTGTGTTGATATTTTATAGAATATCCTCGGTCCGTTTTACACGTAAAAAACGAACTTGGATGTATAGACGCTTTATAATCACAAGAAACATGACGTTTGCAGTGGTCATTGCACTCAACGGCCACATTGGCGAGGTTCAAATCCCCGTAAAGACGGCGGACGTACTAGAGTGGATTCGTAAGAAGTACAAGTGTTCGTCCATCCAATTTCAGGGAAAGCTCCAGCACCCTCTGGACGATACGCGGTGGTTGTCCGTGTTTGCGTCCACCAGCGACGAAGATGAGAACGTACACATGCTCCCCGCCCCATTTGACGAGGAGGCGTACACCAGTCCGATTATCGTGCTCTCAACGTCATCCGAGAACCAGGACGCATACGATGCTCCCATCTCGGCGTACGCCAACCTACACGCCGACGATTACGAGACGCTGTACCAGGAGTGGACGTTTGCAGTGGATGATGAGGACGACGAGGTGGACGCGGATGTGGAGGAGGTCGAGGATGACAATGAGGGCGTGGCTGTGGAAGACGACGACTTGCCAGAGGATACCCCGGGTCTTCGTGTGACCGACACCATCGTGCGCGACATCATCACCGTAAAGACCAAGGACGTGTTTGTCAAGTGTGCGATTCGGGACAAGGTGATTTCAAATTTCACCAAGTTGTTCACCTCGGACGCACGCGCAGAAGAGTTTGAGACGTACATGCTCCAGGCTCTCGTAGAGCAGGCGAAGCACGACGGCGTGAATGTGGACTGGACAAACCACGTGTTTTGGAACATGTACCGCAACCGTGCCATGTCGCTCCACGAAAATCTAAAGGGCATCAACAGTTACGTGAAGAACGACCAGAACCTGCTGGAGAAACTTGAATCCGGCGAACTCACTCTACAGACCGTTGCAGGCATGAGCGCAATGGACCTGTGTCCTTCCCGGTGGAAGGCTGCAATTGAGCGCATGATTGCAATGGAGAAGCGGTTGTACGACAAGGATCAGAGTGCGTCCATCTTCATGTGGTGCTCTGCGTGTAAAAAGAAGACAAAGTGTGATTACTACCAGTTGCAGACGCGTTCAGCGGACGAACCCATGACAACGTTTGTCACGTGTCTGGAGTGCGATAAGCGGTGGAAGTTTTAAATGTTAATAGTAAATGTCGGTGGACGACCTGGTATCCGTAAACTGGCATACCTCGTTGGAGGGGTACCTGGCAGCCACTGGAGAACGGGCACAGTGTTTGGCGTGGTGCCACAAGCGTGCTGAAGAGCTCTATTCTCACCGCCGCACATTCATTGACCTGCCAGTCATCATACTGTCGGGTCTAACGGGTTTCTGTAGCGTGGGGTCAGAGAACATTTTTGGCCCAAATAATGCTCAGATTTCCAGCATTATATTGGGGGGTGCGTCTCTAGTCGTGAGCGTGCTAAACACGGTGGGCACGTATTTTGCATGGGCAAAGCGTGCTGAGGGACACCGTATTTCGAGCATCCAGTACTCGCGGTTGTACCGTTACCTAGTTGTGGAATTGAACCTGCCGCGGAATGAGAGACGCACGCCCACGGTGCTGTTGAAGGACGTCAAGGACCAGTACGACCGACTACAAGAAATTAGTCCCCTGCTACCACCCGAGATTGTGGACATGTTCCGAAAGAAGTTTGACTCGTACAAGGAGGTTAGCAAACCTGAAGAAACAAATGGGCTGGAAATTGTACACGTGTATCCAGTGGATACCCATCAAGTTCCAACGCCGTCACAAACTACAGCAGACACCCACACACTATCGCCGACATTCCGACAGATTCAGATTTCCCGCCGCCCCCCAATAATAGTATCTGAACAAACGTCGCGCTCCGATACAAGCGAAGATGTCAATCTGCCTCACACCGTTTAAAGCGTGGCGGGGTGTGTAAAATAAATGGATGATTCAGCCACCAACCAGGTCCGCGACACGCTAAAGCAGTGGATATCGTTGGACGACCAGGAGCGCCAGCTGCGTGACCAGATAAAGGCACTGAAGCAGCGCAAGACCAACCTGTCCGAAAACATCCTGGGATTCATGCGGGACAACCAGGTGGACAATTTTTCACTAGAGGGGAACGGTCTGGGGAACATCTCACGCAGCGTGCGCACTACCCGCCCTCCTCTGCGCCGCAACATCCTGCGCACGCAGCTTCTCCTCCACTTTGCCGACCAGCCGCAGAAGGTTGGCGAGTTTCTGCGGTCCATTGAGGGCATTCAGGACGGAGAGGACAACATGACGGCGGGAGGAACGCAGCGCGAACTACTCATTCGTCGTCTTCCGCGTCAGCGGACGTCTATGGCTTTTACGACGGAGTGAGCTGCCACCCTTTGCAGGGCGCGGACACGACGGAACCTTCATTTCCCGCATGAACACGTCAATTGCATACCGCGATGCGTAGTTCAACCGTTTGTTCCGCAGCTTACACACCTCCTCATAGTTTGTAAGTTCTCCGTCAAATAGCTCGCCGTAATGGTCACTAGCACGCCCCGTCTTTGCAGTGTGGAGCATGTTCTGTATGGGCGTTACGTCAAGGAAAAACAAGTCACGCCCGCTCAGT